ACTTTAACTCTTCAAATAAGAGCGTTATTTCATTTCCATTAACATCAAGAATTGGATTTCCGTCTATGTCACACCAAGGTTTTTCAACAGTGACTCCCCAATTCACCGATGGATCTGTGTCCTGATACCATGTTTCAATCTTGTTCCGGACGGAGTTTTTAATCTCGTCCATATCTGTCTTGTAAATGTTAGTTACAAAATCATCTACAATACCATTGGAAATATCTTCCACAGACTTACCGGTGATGGATATTGACTCTGCATTGATGGTAACTCGTCCTGTCTCCGTATCAGCATAGAAGGTAATGTTTCCATTCTTGTCTTTTACAGTGAGAGAACCTGAGTTGATATAATCAGCATTAATACCGATAGCATACAAGATTCTTGTAATAAGGTCTCCTGTTAGGAATAGTCCGTAAGGATACGTCTTACCGCCATCACTTGAGATACCGATAGCTTCAGATGTGACCTTAATTACGTTCTTGGACTCTTCTACTGTCGGCTTATCATGAATGTATGAGATTACGCTTCCGTCCGGCTGTACAACTTCTGTAGAATACATTCCAGAAGCACTCTCAAGCGTCTTGTTCAGATTATCGACAGCTGCTTCAAATTCTGTCTTGTTCTGCTTGATTTCCTTTTTGGCTTTCTCATACACTTTTGTAGCTTCGCTGTAATAAGTGCTCTTCTGCCGTTCTGGATCCTTGATTCCGCAAGAAAATGAACTGCTGCCAAGATAATTAAACTCAAGAGATGTGATAAATGTTGGATAAACTTTGTCTTTCCGGTCTACCACGCAAGCCAGATCCATGAATTCGATCGTTGGATCAGGGAAGAATTCTCCACTAAAACCTCTCAGCTTAACTCCGATCAATACATCTCCAATCAGATTGATTGCATCATCTTCATGTCCTTCAATAAGAGGATTCGTGATTTCAAGTGCATAATCATCTGTACCTCTTATTAAGATTGTACTCTCGTTTTCTACTTTCTTTGTGGTCGCAATTCCAGTGATTACAACAGGATCTGTGCTAATGTCCGGATCTGACTGATAGTCCATCAAAATGCTATAGCCAGCATCTTCCACTAAGTCATCCCTATTTGTAATCTTCGATATTGCAGAAAAGTCGTAACTCTTAATAACAAGTGTTCCGTTCTGAATCACAGCATTACCAACTGAAAGCATTGCTATATATCCGATTACTTCTCGACAAGTCACTTTTTCCGGAGCCTGTTCAATCACGAAATCGTCATTGTTAAACTTCGGACTTCCAAGCATGATGTTACATGTACTACATGCTTCTCTTAGAAGCTGTCCAGCTGTTGTTGGATAAGATAGCTTAGACGTGAAGTCTGCATCTGCTTTGTACATTGAATCATAACCTACAAGTTCTATCGTATCTCCAACCGCTATTGGCTCAAGTACTGTAAATGTACCCTCGTTCAATCTCTCGATTCTTGATTTCGTCAGCATAATCGTGTTGCCATTGACATCGAGAATTTCCTCACCTTTCACATCTCTCCATGCATCATAGCTTCTACTTTCGATGTCAACTTCAGTGAAGAGTGAAATCTGTGCATAGTAAAAATCATACTTGGAAAATCTCTCATCGATGTTATCAATGACAAGCGTAACGGACTTGGAGAGAGCGGATCCCAGTGGGAATCCATCTCCTCCGTCTTCTGTATATCCATTACCGCTTATGAAGAAATCGTTATCCGAATCAAGTGTAAGCTTTTTGCCATTTTTCAGTGTGATCGATGCATAAGCATAAAACGGACCGCCTGACTTTATGATGTTTTTAAATTCGTTGCTTACATTCTTCATGATCTACCTCTAACTATTTAAGGTCAGCGAATATCTCTTTCGATATCCGGTGAAATCTATAACACCGGCTTTTCCGATGTCACTTGAAAACTCAGCTCATCCAGTTTCTCTTCGCCTTCTACTAAACTGACACATGGAGCATTAAAGTTTGCTGCGTAAAATCTTTTGGTTTCCCATCTATTCTCGTAAATATTAAGGTGAAAGAAGTCGAATCCGCTCTTTCCCATAACCTCTTTGAGAATTTTGCTTGCATCACTTACCTTGATGTCACTCCATTTCAGCTCATAAGCTTCGATCGTGAATAGAGGAGAGTTCTTCATATTTCCCCTCATGGTTCTTCCTGAGTTTTCAGTGGAAGTAGTAGACATTGAAATCTGGTATCCGTCCTCATCCACATCCGGTGGTGTGTACGTTCCGAATTTTAAGTGATTTTGTGCCATGTTCTACCTCCTTAAGCCATCACAAACGGATTCTTTCCTGTCTGTGTTCTCATGTTCTGTCCTTCCTCTAATACCGCCTTTGCAATCTGTCTGCGGTTCAGATATACAGGAACTTCAATTCTTCGTGAGCCGTTTCCGGTTTCTTCCCTAACAATCTTTCGGATAAGGTTCTCAGGTGCTTCAATGTTGTTCCCACTCTTCTGATCTCCAAGTACCGCCATGAATTCCTTGTTTGGTGGAATCACAGCACCTTGAGCTAAATAAGGAATATGTGGTGCACTCCAATATCCGATATGAAATCCGAGTGACCTAACACCGGTCAAAGATGTAACCCAGCTAGGAACTGATACATTTATTTTATTCAATGCTTTTGCAACACCGTTTTGCATAATCTGTGCTGCACGAAGCAATCCATTCATGAGTCTGATAATCAAGTTGATTGGTGACTTTATGACGGAAACCATGCCATTCCAAGCACCGCCGAGAATATTCTTGATTCCATTCCATGCCTGTTCCCAATCACCTGCAAGAACTCCATTTACAAAATTAACGATTCCTGTAAATATCTGTTTTACAGCTTCGAAGATGTTTTGAATGTTTATTAACCAACCATTCATGAAAACACCGATAACACCGAAAGTTTTCACCCAATCAACAGAAAATACACTATCCAGGAACTTTGCAATTGGTTTCAGTATCGAGTTTTGAATAAACTTAAAAATTGCATTGATAGTATCTCGGAAAGAACCAACTATAGTCGAAATTCCGCTCATAGCTTTCTTCCAATCACCTGTGAATACCCCTGTCAAAAAGTCAATGATCCCATTCAGCTGTTTCAGAATGCTAGCTACTACTTGAACCACAGTCCCAACAAAATCGAAGAGCGTTGATCCTAACCATTCAATAATAGGAGCAATAACAGGAACAATATTTTCAACAATCCAATTCATGACAGGAATTAAAACACTGTTCCATAACCAGTTCAGTATATTTATCAATCTTCCGATTAATCCGATTGCTTGGTCGATGGCATTTCCTACCGGTCCACTCATAATCTCTTGGAACTTCTGTCCTAACATGTCAAGAATCGGTGCGATATACTGACTGTACATATCTAGGACTACACCGACAAATGTAGAGATGCTGTTCTTCGTATTCTGAATAAACGGTCCAATATGCTCATCATACAGTTCTGTGAGCTTATCAGCCACTTTATGGACTGTATCTTCGATAGCCTGTGTTACTGTTTCAATCGGTTTCAGCGTGTCATTGATTGCATTGATAATCTTGTCTTTGTTCTCAATAATCGGTCCTGTGATAAAGTCAATCACATCTTTTGAAAAGTTTGTCGCAAGGAGAATGACCTCTCCGAATGCTGTGGTAAATATACCGATTATGTTGCCCGTGATGTTCTGTGCTGTCTGTGATCCGAATGTCTGTTGGAAGATTTCTGCGATTGTTGCACTGAAGTTTCCGATGATTGTCATAATCTCAGAACCTAAGTCAAACATCCTAACAAGCCACTTCTTGATTCTGCCAGTATTCTCGGCTAAGTAACTTTCGATACCGCCTACGATATTTTCTGCTATCGTGAGTCCGATTGAAACGAACGAGCCTACGATTTTACCCATGTTGTAAATAAACAATCTGGCAAATCTCTTGGCTGCCTTCTGCACATCCTTATCTGTAAAGATGTCTTGGATATGCTCTCCGATAGACTTCAAATCTTTCTTGAGTTCTTCAAGTACCGGCTTATAATCTCCAAGTCCGTCCCAGAACCCATCTATAAAAATGTCTCTGATCTGTTTCAGCTTGTCGAGTACTGTATCAAGTAATGATGCAAACTTATTGTCGATAGGTACTTCTTCAAATAACGGTCCGGATCCAGCTCCTCCGCCACCACCACCTCCGGAACCACCAGAACCACTTCCGGAGTTCTGCTTATCCATTCGGTTGATATCATCAAGTGGTGATAAGTAATCTTCCGCAGCTTCCGCAGCTTCTTTTGTCCCGTCTGCTGCGTCTTTCGCACCGCTTGCCGTATCCTTAAGACTTCCGGCATAATCTTTCTGTACTGCGATTGCTTTCGTGTATGTGCTCTTTCCGGATAGGAATGAGAAGAACATACTTACATAGCTTGCAGCTGTTGCGAGCATATCAATGAACTTGCTTAAGATTGGTGCTACAACACTTAGAATTGGTGCAAATGCTGTTGCTAGGCTATTCTTGAGCGTTTCAAGACTGCTCCACAACATTGAAATGCTGTTATTTGTGCTACTTGAGTACTGTGCAAGGTTTGTGAAGCCTTCCTTGATAGCATTGATTGCAGCCGAGAACACTCTGAATGCTACGCTCATAAGCAATGACATCTTAATCATTCTTCCGATGCCGAATCTAGCACCATTTGCTGCATTGCCTGTCTTAGTTATAGACTTCGATGCTCTTTCACTCTCATTTGCAAGCTTTCTCTGTGCCGGTGCTGCACTCATTAGCTTTTGCTTATATTCGTCCACACTGCCTTTTACGGAATTGTACGAGGTATGCAGACGATTATTCATAGCAGCAAGCTTTCTCTCTTCTGCTTGTAATGTACGCATACTGGCTGCAGCTTCTTGCGTCTTAGAGCCAAGCGTAAATGCTCCGCCTGTGGCTTCCAATTCGGCAAGTTCTGCTCTTGCGTACTTGATCTCATTCTCTAGTTCCTCTATGTCATATTGCATCTTCTTGAAAGATGAGCTGTTCTTTCTACCGCCAGTAGCAAGGAATCTTTCCTGTGCGGATTCCAGTGAACTGAGTTTCTGTGTAGCTCTGTCAATCTGAGCCTGAATCTCTCTGTATTCCTCTGTTGGAATCTTCTGTTCACCATATTCAGCTATTTTCTTCTTAAGGTTTGAAACCTTCTGTTCCTGTGCAGCATATTCTTGATTCAGCTTGGAGAATGAGTCTGCTTGTTTGTTGAGTGCTGTTCTAGCTTTGGAACCCATATCCTCGACCGAGTTCGCCATTCTTCTGACAGCTGCTTCGACTTCTCTGCTTCCGGCTTTCATGCCGTCAGCGTTAATCTCTGTATCAATTATGATATAGCCGTCGGCTTGTGCCATTTCTAATCCTTTCCACCGCTAATTATCTGCGGTCAGCGAATATCTCTAACGATATCCGGTTATTTATTCAATCCGAAGAGTTCTCGGAGTTCAGCTTTCTCTTCGTCACTTCTCTCTGTACTCTTCTGATGCAAGTCTACGATAGACTTATTATTTTTGTAGTATTCCTGTTCCCACTTCTCTAACTTCTTACCTTTTCTCTTCTTGTCACGGATGCTGACTACTGTTGAAAATGTGCTTTCTCCAATCTCCATATAGAGTCCGAAGAATGTCCACCAGTGCATATAGTCTACAGAACGTACATCACCGTTATTGACCTTATTCACAGCAGGTATTATGATAGGTGCATCCTGTTCCCAGTCCATTGTTCTAGGTCTAGGCTTGCCATCATTCTTGATACCGCAATCAATGAACTCACACGCTTTCTGACAGGCTTCTTGCCAGTCCTTTGGTGGCATGGAATCAAAGTCAACATAGAGGATTTTAAGCATTGTGAGTGCTTTCTCCTGTTGTTTCTCTTCTTCTGTCATGCCAGGTTCGAAGAGGTCCGGATCATTCATAGCAGAAAGAATATCCAATACTACTCTAAAATCGGAGCGTATCGAATATTCTTTTCCATTAACTTCTAATGATGTGGGAAGTTTCCACGGATCCATCAGTTGTGGTACTTCGCCACATACTTATTCATGCGACTCTGTACCTTCTTTGTACGGATGTTCATCTCACGCTCAATCACTTTTGCGATAGAGGACAGGACGTTCTCCATGTACAGTTCCCCATTTGCCAGTGGTGAGAATGCTCCGAGAATTGAGAAGAATGTCTCTTTCGCATCTTCTCCGACAAGGTAAGAGATTTTCTCCATGATGTCATCCTCTGCTTTTCTCATATCCGCATCGCTTGGATTCTCCGGCAGCTGATAGGAATTGTAGTACTCAACTACTTCCTCATACCTCTTCACGATGTTTGTGTCTGTAGGTCTGAACTCGAACTTGCCGAGAACCTTTCCTCTTTTGTTCTCAATCGTGTAGACCTTGCTACCATCATCTACTACAATCTTGTTTGCCATTGGTTTTGCTATTTTATTGCTCATTGTGTCGTCCTTTCTCGCCTATTCTAATCCGAATACTTCTTTATGTTCTTCATCGTATACCGAAAGCTCTTCAGTTCAAGCAGCTACAATTTCGCCCTCTGCGAATACTGGTTTGCCTGATTTCAGAGATTCAGCTGTTACATAGCCTTTTGTTCTCGCTCCATCATCCGTGATGTCAAACGGAATGTTAACACCGGCTGTGTCTCCACCATAGCTCTGTGGCTTAACCATTACTTCCTGTACATAAGCAAGATGCTTTGCAGCTGCTGTATCCTCTACGATTACTTCGAGCATAAGAGTCTTACAAGCTGAACCTTTCAGACGGTCAAATGCAATCTCTTTAATCTTCGGATACAGTTTGGATGTTGGATCCGCATAGAATGGATCTGCTGATATGGAAGGTGTAT